CAAACGCTTTTGCCCCACGCTTTGTACTAGACTTAGCCACAACATTTGATGGTGTAATAGGGTCTAAGTCTCCTTGAGGAATAAAGAACTCAGCACCGGTTGTAAATATTTGTAAATCTCTACCAGACCTCATACCAGTAATTGTGTTCACACTATCAGTAGCCAAAGTAATTTTTATTGCATCATCATCTAAACCCTCAGCTGCTTTAAAATTAAAAAATTGTCCTACCTTTGAACCAAATAGTGTAGATGGTAATGAACCACTGCCACCAAAAAAAAGGCGTCCTTCATGGAAGGTTGCTGATATGGGCCAACCTCTAGTATTACTCCAGGCATCTTCATATCCACTTTCTAAAAACCAATTACCAGAAGATATTGAACTGGTGTCAAAAAAAGGTATCTCAACAAAAGCCTCTACCTTTGTAGTAGAAATAAAATTTACTATTCTTGCTCTACCAAATCCATCTTCAGATTCTATAAACTGGTCTACATTTGAAGAACTAAATATGCCAGAGCCAGCTGTAATCTCTATAGTGCCATCAACAGCTGAAGGGGTGATTGTTGTTGAAGGAGAAGTTTTAGTAATTGTAAATGCGTGCTTAGGAATAGTTAGTTCTGAAGTTAGTGCAGTGGCAGTCCATGTTGTATTGTTAGCCCCTCTTTGAACTTTGAAAGGTGCAAAGTTTGGGTGAACAAGTATTAAAGTATCAGCAGACTGTGTATAATATAATCTGTTTATATCAAAATTTGTAACCTCATATAATGTACCAACAGTTAATTCTAAATAATTATTCCCACTTGAATTAATATTAGTTAGTAATGCACCATCTTTAAAAAAAAACATTCTTATTTTTGCATTAGGGTTATCGGTTTTTACAGCCGTCATAACCACCATAAAACTTTCGTCAACAGAAAACTCAAAAGGAACAAGATAGTGTCCGTTAGCTGCCCCATCATTTGTTATATCTAATAAAAATTTAAGACCTGGACGCCTACTGAATCCTCCTTGCGGTTCAAAAATTACATTCTTTGCTGACTGTACAGATGTGTAATATTGTTGTAAGTCTATTCTCCCTTGTAATAAAGGGTCTAACTCTCCAATAGTAAATGATGCTTGATACTGCTGTATTCTGCTCATCTTATATCCGTAAGCAAATAATCACCTACTATAGACGGCGTTTGTCCTCCACTATCTATTGACGCTGCCTGTCTAAAGTAACCTCCTCTAAAATTTTCTGAGGCGGTGCCTAATGCTATACTCCTCCAGTATTCAGCTTTTGTTGTTTGGTCTGTCATGACCTCAGCTAAATGCCATGCCATTTGATAACCAAGTAGCTGAATAAAATAACTTGGCATATTACCTTCACCAACAAGTCTTTGATAATCAATATGTATTTCTGTAGCGTCTGTCATTAGAACGGAATATTGGCCTGCTGATTGACCCATTTCCCAATCTTTAAATAATTGTCCTCCAGGACTCTTTGTTGTTCTGACGGCCTCTGGAACGCCGTTTAAAATATCATTAGGTAACAAGTATTGATATGTCCATTCACTATTTGGTACATCTACATCTCTTGCTAATTCTGTTTTTGTTATGGTGAAAGACCAACGATACATACCTAATGTCATTTTTTTTGTATCTTCGTAAATGTTTGCACAGGCATTTGCACCTGGCGTGCCATCAGTAAAACTTGTTATAGGTTCAGCGCCTAAAAATAAAAGCGCTTTGTTACAAACAGTTACATTAGTATCACCTTGAGCCATAAATATAATCCTTAGAAAAGGGGGCCGTAGCCCCCATTCTCTATAATTTAGTCAGCGTCAGCTACAGTAATAGCTGTACCATCTGAAACATCAACAACAGTTCCAGTATTTGACAGCACAACAACAATATTCATTGTTGGTGTATTACTATCTCTAACAAAAATTATATCACCAACTGCAACATCTTTGGCCACTTCATTGAAGTAACCTTCACTGTTTACAGCAGCGATTGCATCTGCACTTGTATAAGAAAACATTTGAGGTGCAGTGCCTTTTTTTGATTGTCCACCAATAGGATTCCAACCTGTTCTTGCAAAAGCCATAATATACCTCCTAGCTTTCTCTGCAGACTACATCAACAATTCCATCAGTATCTATTGCAACACTACCCATAGATAGTTTTGCAGTTACTAGGAATGAAGTTTTTTCTGCAATATAGTTAATTTCCGTTGAGGCTGGCATACCAACCGCAACACCCATAGATGATTGATGAAAAGCAAAACAAGTTCTATCGTTAGAACCATCTTTTGATAATCCACCTTCATCTCTATCACCAAGAATATGAAAGGTAAAACCCATCATAGTTCCGATTTGTCCAGAAACTAAGGCTTGAATTGTTTGGAAATCAGAACTAATTGCTCTTTCATCTCCTAACAATGCTGCCAAGTTGTTTGCATGAATAATCATGTGGCGATTTTCTGCAGGAACATTTTTTGCATCTAGTGCTTTTTTAGCTGCAATAATTTTTCCTACATTCAAATCACTAGCTGTAGCTGAACCGGAAGTAACAACTGTGTTTGCCACAGTTGAGCCGGCGCTTGCCGCTAGTAATGCGTCTAATAAAATCTGGTCTTGACGCCTTCCGATAGCTGAGCCAACCACTTGGGCCAGTTCACTTCTTTCGTCAAAATTAATTTTATTTTGTAAAAATATATCACTGTATTCAGCCGCATAGAAATCCGTTAGGGAACATGCCACGCTGCTGAAGGCAGTGTTAAGTGGAACCACATCTGTAGCTGGTGTTCTCACACTAGCTTGACCTTTTCCTACTTTAGGAAAATTGACAGTAGACCCCACAACGCCAGTTCTCGTTCTGGCTGCACCAGTTAGTTTTGCTGCCCCTTGATATGCTTGATGTACTTCAGCATCAAAGAGTTGCACAAACGCTGGTGACAAATTAGCTTGAGTTGTCATAAGTTTGCCTCCTAGCAAAAGTTAGTATTAATAACAATCGCAACAGTTGTCCAGAAGGTCTGGGCTGCAACATACTCAATTAGGCCTTGAGCCAGCCGCAAATTTCTTTGCTACCAGAAAGGCTGTGGTGCAGTTATCTTTCATCTTCTTTTATAATATACAAGATACAGCTTGTAAAGGTGTTTATTGATTTTTATTTCCGTATCTATCAGTAAATCTTTTTGCCACCATTTTCTGAAATGAAGGGTCGGTTTTATACCTTGGGTCATTCATCAATCTTGTTGTCTCAGCTTTAAATTCTTCTTCACTTTCTTTTAGTTCTGGTGTTTCTAATCGTGTTGGTATATTTACTTTATCACCCATGAGATTCCTTAATTTAACTACTAACTTAGAACCGACAGCTGTTCCTCCCAATATATCAAGTTCATTTATTTCGTCCTCGTTAAAAATACCTTTTCTTGCCATGCCGTCAGCCCAATCCAAATTGCTTTTTAATATTGCATCTGCATTTTTTCCTAACAATCTTTTCTCTTCAGCAGAATTTTTATTTATTTCAGCTGTCTGTTCTTTTTCATTTTCCAAAATTAATTTTACAGATTCATCAAACGCAAGTTGAGAAAGTCCATTTTCTTTTGCAATTTTTATAAAACCATTAAGTAAAGGATTGTCCTCTGGTAATTGGTAATCTTTTGCTACTTGTATGTCATAAGTTTCTGGTGCCTTATGTTTACCTTGAGACATCTTTGTTCTCAGTTCAGAGTAACTTTTTTTGACATCTTTCAATTCATTTGCCATTCCCTCTAAGTCCGGACCATCTTTGTCCCAGTGATTTTCTATGCCTTCAAAAAAACTAGGCATTTCATATTCTTCTGTCTCATCATCTTCTGTCTCTTGTTCCACGTGAGACAAAGGCTCATTTGTTTCCTCTTCATTTTCTTTGGGATTATTTTGTCTAAACTCTTCAACCATAGTTTTTTGCTCTGGTTGTTGTTCTACCTTTTCTTCTTCTGTTTCTTGCACAGCAAGATTTTCATTAGCTTGGTTCATTGGCTCTCCTTATTCGTTGTTCAATTTCTCTTATTATTGAGTTTTGTCCTTCTCTTGCAAAACCATAGCTAGTGTCTGCACCAGGGACCCAGCAAGGTTGTTGAATTGTTATTGCTTTAAGATGGTCCAAAACTTTTTTGCCTTCTGCGGTTTGGAAACATTTTCTATATGAAATATCTAATTCTCTTTGTACATCAGTATCTTTAATACGCAAGTGTGAAACATTAGCATCAAGGCCGTCCCAACCCACAGAATTTATATCTCTAATCTTTTCAGCATTATTTTTCATATTTACTTACCTACTTCTTTTTGTGCTTTTTTGTGTGCAGCTGTAAAGGTACTACCATTAAGCATTTCTTTTTTCATAAAATCCATGTGTTTTTTTGTATGGTGTTCTGAGTGTTTTTCTAATGTGAGCATCTGTCTAGCTGTTAATTTTTTTCTTTTTTTCATAATACTTTACTCTGGCGGCCTATTTGGAGTAGCCATTTCCTCATCTGGGTTTACTCCCTCTGGTGGACCGCCTGCACCTTCAGCTACAGCCTGGCGCACATCAGCTGACGCATTAACACCTGGGCTATTCACTTCTTGTCCAGGTTGTTGCATGCTTTGTTGTTGTGCCAAAAGCTGTTGTGCCTGTTGCACAATCGCTGCTCGTTGTTCTGGTGTAGTTCTAAGGTTTGCATCAATACCAAGATTATCAAGAAGATAATCACCGACTGCCTCTGGATTTACAAGTGCATTACCTGCACCTCCTAATGCTTGCGATATTTGAAGGAACTGTAATATGTTACCTACCTTTTCCATATTCTGGGCCATAGCTAGTGGTGATTGTGGTTCAATAGCTATCTCTAATCCGTTTACTTTTAAGGGTAATTCAATCAAACCCTCTTGGTCCATAAGTTCAAGTGTTCTTGTAATTATTGGCGTCATAGTTTCATTTATCAATCTACCAAATGCTGAGCCAAGATTTTGACTTAGTTCTTTCATTCTTTCAACAATCTCCGTTGCAGACCTAGCTGACATATTGTCCGGTGGCAAACTCTCATCTAGTAATGTTTTTTTAATATTCATTCGCAAATCATTTGTAATTAGAGACGACAGCTGCGCATCTCCACTTCTAGGTAATGGGGCAAGGCTTGGTCCTCTTGGACCTCCGTTACTTGATACACCAATGATTGCACCAGGCACTATTTGTATAGCCTGCGGATTGATAACACCATCATCTACTGCAGTAAATACACCACCAATACTGAGACTGGCATTTTTTAAATTTAACTCAACAACTTTATTTAGAGTCTTAATATCTGGTAGTGCATATAGACAAACACCTCTTCCGTATATTTCTCCTGGTGCTACCATGTATCTTGATATGACCCAAGGAAAAGATTTTAAAACTTTATGTAGTATTTTATAATCACCTTCCATAGTCATAAGACAATAATCATATTCACCATCTTCATTAGGATATGTTGCCTCTAGTAATTCAACTTTTTCCATTGGTCTTTCTTTATATTTTTCTATAAGTTCATCTGGCATATCTACCTCTGGAAACTCTTTTTGAATTGCCTCAAAAGGTTTTTTAAACCTACGATATACAAAGTTTGGTTTTCCCATAGGACCTTCATCAAAAGTTACTTGATACATTGGTATTGCTGTAAATCTTATAGGCTGTAACTCATCACCTTTTTGAATTAGCATGCAGGCAGTTCCTACCGCAAGGTCTAGCAAAAATTCTCCAATAGCTAAATCAAAACCAGATTGACGCATAACACTAAACATTTTTGTTGTGTACTGGTCTAATATTTGTTGTGCCTCTATTTTTCTTTCAGCTGGTACATCTGGTCCAGGTCTTAGTCTACACCATTGTTGTTGGGGAGGGAATAAAGCTGATTGTATTCTATTTGCAAATCTTGATGTTGAATGAATGGCTGTGCTATCAAACACTCTTTTCATTTTGTTTTGACCAGGAGTGTCCTGTTCTGCGTAACCATCATACAAATTACGCATAGGCAAACAATATTCGTAGGCCTCTTCATAAATTGAACGCCACATCTCCTTGCGTGTTTCACACACCTTATATCTTTTTTTTAATTCTTTTACCCCTAATGCCATTATGTCTTTCTATGTTTTGCTACAAATGATTTTGCAGCTGATACACTACCAAAACCCCAGGCTTTTAGGGCTAAAGCCTTTCTAGTAGGCCGGCCTTTTTCATCTTTCATAGGGCCTTTTACACCAGCCATACGAGCAGCAAAACTAATCCTGCGAGGGTTAGTACCACTCTTAATTGGTTGCTTGAGATTCGCCCCTTCAGTTTTTTTAAAATGTTTTCTTCCAGCCTCGTTAAGACCACCTTTAGGGTTTTGAAACTTTTTTGCAACCATTCATCTAACCTATTCTTTTTTTTTGCCATATTTTTTAGCCATCGCTTTTTTTAGGTTTTTCTTTTTTTTTTTGCTGGTTTGATACATTGTTTTGATTCTCCTGTTTTATAGGTTTTAATCTTGGGTTTCTAATATATTCTCGTTTTGGCACATTATGACCTTGGATTTCTAGCATCTGGACCAAGCGTAGTGCCTTGTGCCATTTGTCCTTCACCAGCAACAGGAGATACTCTTACTTGAGTCATCAATGCTCTTGCAGATTGCGTCCTTGCTTTTCTTCTTGCTCGTAATCTTTTTCTTTCACTGCGTTCCTCAGCCTCCAGCTGCGCACTTCTGCGGTCTATCTCTGGTGGAGGAGGTGGTGGTGGTGGCGGTTTTGGTGCGCTAAATAATCCACCCATCTAATAAATCCTTGACATCATATAATAATCGTCTCCTTCCGGCCCCCACTGTTTAGCGGTGCCTTCAATTTTAAAGTAGCATACCTTAGCCCATCTTACAGCCAGAACATTTTGTGTACAAACCATGATTTGTAATCGTTTTATTCCTAGTTTGTTCACAGCATAGTCAAAAAATAGCTTTGCACCTCTATGAAAACGCACAGTTTTTTCTCTTATATCTGCGCTTGGGATAAGCCATGCCTCGTAAACACCAGGCCACATTTGCCATAATCCAAACATAGCGTATATTTTCTTTTGGTCCATGCCTGTAAAACAAAGGCCTTGGCTTACAAGGTTTTCAAAAAGATTCATTCTAGCATGGTATAAGGCAATATTTTTTTTATCAAATTTATTTAAGGTAATTATATCAAAATGAGATTTATGCCATGTTACAATTCTTTCTTTTGGCCACTGCAAACGCATAATTGTATTTAGTTCATGCGGAGAAAACATCAAAATCTAAAACTTTAGCTTGTGGTTGTTTTAATTTAGAACCAACATTTTTGCGTACTGTCATGTCCCTATGTTCTCCTCCGCCTAACAAACAATATCCAGCTGCATCTCCAATGTGAGAGTGTTCGTTTTTATTGGGTGTACTACGATACCTTTCTTGACCAGCACCCATAGATATTCTTTTAAAATGATAGCCTCCAGATAAAGACTTGCGTAATCGTTCACATTTTTTATTTACAAGAAAGCCTGGCTTACCATGTATTAGTCGTTGCATGGGTATAGCCATAGCCTCTCGCCTAACTTTAAAATCATTTGTGGCTGTAGGGCGTGCTACTATGTCCATAGTTCGCATGTGGTCAAATGCAGTGGTTTCATATATCTGGTCTCTTTGTTGGCCTGCAGGGTCTCCCCAAACCATAAATTGACACTTAGGAAAGTATATTCCCATCTCTTCTTTGAGCATGGTAACAAATCTATTTAAACCCATATCAAAGGTTACTAACTCATGTAAGATATGCCAAGTACCATTTTTCATACGCTGTGCAAATACTGCAGCTGGCGTTAGACCAAAGTCAATCCCAACCTGTACCGGAATACCAGGCTCAACTTCTAAATCACTTGCCATAGTTGTATCATCATATTCTGGCCAAATAGGCATACCTTCTTGGACATAGGTGTATTTACCTTGAGCATAACATTTTACCCAGTCTAAGTTTTTACCTCCGAGTAGTTGTTCATAATAACCAGTAGGAAGGTTCGGCAAATTTTCAGCTTGTGGATTTGTTCGCCACCATTTTTGACAAGCGTTTATAAATCCATGTGCCTCCGGCATATCCTCTGGTACATCTTGTATATCCATCTCAATAACGCCTGGTGGCTGTTTAAAAAACTCCCAGGCATATTTACCTTTAGGTCTATCCTTACCCTCAGCTAAATGATAGTACCAATGGTCCGTATCGCAGGGGTTGCTATCTAAAATTACTCCATGCCAAGTAGGACCGCCATCTGCTTTGCTTGGATATCTTCCTACTCTGTGCGTCAATCCATCAATAACAGCTTTGGGTAATTCACGACACTCATTGACCCAGGCACCAGTCAATTCTAAAGATAAAAGTTTTCGTACATCTTTAGGGTCATCTAAGGCTAAAAAAATTATTTCACAATTTATACCAGCCGCACCCTCTTTGCTAGGTAAAGTGATATGATGCGTTATTGGTGGCGCATATTTTACATGACCCCATATATGTTCCGGCATCAACTCCAACCAAGTCTTTAGTGTGGTGGTTCGCAACATAGGGTGCGTGTTTCTTACAATAGCAAAGCGGCTATGTTTGATACCATCTCTTGGTGAAGGCTTTTGTTGTATTGCTCGTCTCCATAATTCAGCACAACACGCATACGACTTACCACTACCTACCGGTCCCATGATACCTCGTACAAATCCTTTTGATTGCATAAAGTCTGCAATAACAGGACTGCGACTAAAATCTAATTTGGTTACAGAAGGTTTATCAGTCATAGCTGGCTCTACTGTGTAAAAATAGAAGTGCTAACACAAAACTCATAACACTCTTTGCAAAGTTTATCATAATCACTATATACCTCCGGATTACATGTTTGAAAATAATACATCTGCGTATAATTAAAATCCCTTTGACAATGGTCGCATTTTAATAATACTTTCATCTCACCATTACTTTTTTCCATTCTTATCCTCCGGCATTACCATTTGTATATCAACAACCGCTGGCTTATCCGTATCTTTTTCCGTATCTAATAATCCAGCAGACTTACTCAATAATTGAAATATACGAACCTTGTCAATCAATTCTACCTCAATTATATCCTCACCATCTTGCCTCGGCGTTATCTTTATTTTCTTGATAGCACTTAACGCATGTTCCGGTATCTTTTCTACATCTTTCAAAGACAACTGCTGACCCTGCCAATCAAATATATCCGTTATCTTAGCCTTCGCTAATCCTAACATCTCCGTAGCAATACCATCTCGGTTGTCATAAATAATATCTGACCCCCTTATTCGCTTGCGTAGTTCTCCTACACCTCCAAATCTACGAACAGGGGGTACCACTCTCTTTGCCATACAACTACTTTACATCATTCCATGGCGCTTTTATAGCATTATCTGACCTAGAACTAAATCCCTGTCCCTGGTTTTTAGGTTTCTGCTCAAATAATCTTAACCAAACCTCACCCTTTTTGTCCGGTAAAGGTAAACATTCTAACCGAATACCAGTTATCTTACCCTCCTTCTCAAAAGCAATCCCTAGATTCTGCCACCTAGTTACAGGTTTGCCTGTGTTATCATCAACCTTGTCAGTCTCTTTAGGTTGAACTACATCAAATATTTTCATCTTAACCTCCTTTTCTTTTCGTTTTGATGAAAACTCCAAAATATTTTTGTGTAACACCCCATACGATACGCTAGGGCCAGGGGCCATATAGGTCGTTTTTTTGCTGTAACCCTTGCTGGCTGGGCGTTACAATTATTTTTTTTTACTGCTGCCTGGCATATTAAATATTTTTTTTCTCCGGCAGCCGGTACATGATAACAAAGACTAGTCGTTCCTGTACAGTTTATCATTTTACTTTCATTTTGTTGGCTGCATGTCTTACAATATCCATGGCTGTTTTATTTTCCTGGGCCTGGCCCTGGGATTGTTTACGCTTTATAAAGTATTGAAGGCTGAAAGGCGGCTGCTGGTTTTTATCCCTCTTCCACTTTACAACGCCGGTTGCGTCCTTCTTAAATGTTTCAGCTGTATATCCCAGCCGTATCAAGTCAGCTGCATAATCAAATTGTTTCATGTCATATGTCCAGGCCTTGCCGTAGCATTCATGCAGTATCTGGTTATAAATGTTACAGATGTTTCTACAAGTATAATCTTCAATTTTCCCTTTATACTTCTTACTAGTTATATTAATGTTGTTATGTACAAGCTGGGCCTTGTGAGATTGTACAAGCTGCACCTTGTTTTTTTTCCCTTGTTCTTTATCTTTACAAGCTGCGCCTTGTACAAGCTGGGACTTGTATTTGTGTTTTCTTGGTCCTTGTTGTTTTAATGTTTCCTGGGCTATTTCTTTTTCCAATTCTGGGTCCCTATCCTGGGCCGGCTGCATAGCTATAACATCTTCCAGGCTTTTTGTTACATCATAAATGACACGCCAAAGGGCGCCACGCTTGCCGTACTTCCGGCGCTTATCAGCTGGGCGCAGGCGTTCTATATAATTCCAGGTTATTAATCTTAACATATGTTGGCTTACGGCTTGCTGGCTGCATTGTAAAACCTTTGCTATATAAGTCTGGTTTGGGAAAAAAATACCGGTCCAGCTGCTAGCATGTCCGCAGCAAATAACAAAACAGCGCAAGGTCATAGGATAGCGGTTAAAACGATTATCTCCGTATGCCCTGGCTGGTAATACTAAATGAGACCCTGGTGCTTGATATTCGCCCTGGTTTTTTGGTGGGTCTCTTACTGGGTCCGGTGATAGTTTACTTTTTTTCATGTAACAATGTAATAATAAATCTAAGTATTTTTTTTAATTTATAATCTTTTTGTAGTTTAATATTGATAGCCTTGTAACCTTGAATGATTGTTGAATGGTCCCTGTTTAACATGTTACCTATTTGCGGATAACTATAATTTGTAAACTCAACAGCGATTTTATAAACTAGCTGGCGTGCATGTACTATGTCCGGCCTGCGGCGTGGTCCTAGTATTTGCTTAGGACTTATGCCTGTTGCTGCAGCTGTTTTAACAATGATACTTCTAAGCGTAAATCCTTCGCTGAAATCTCCAAGATTTTCAACGCTGGATAAACGGCCTTTGTGAGTTTCA